CGTGAGTCTGAACAAGATTTTGGTATGTAGCCAACCTTGGTCGGAAGATTACGACTACATTATTTACGTTGACGCCGACGTCCTTATCAATATTCGTGCACCTCCTATTTTGGCAACACATAATCTTGGTGATAAGATTGGAATTGTTAACGAGTACGACGAAGTGGAGGTACGAGATTACGCATTTGTTCAGAAGACATTAAACTGGGGAAGGAATGCGTCCGAATATTATGCGATGGCCGGGTTCAATATCGAGACGGAAGTCATGCTGAATACCGGCGTTATGGTTTTCCAGCCAAAGAAACACCGGAAGTTCTTGGATGGAGTATATAATCGTTACATTGGTAGTGCTGTTAACCATCCTCGGAGTTTCCACTTTGAGCAGTCGGCAATAGGCTACGAGATGCAGATACAGAATATGTACGTTCCACTAAATCCCAGATTTAACGCCATCTGGTTTATCCAGAAAGTTTTGAACGCCAAGTTTACTCACTTTCCTCCTATTCGTCTAGCGGGTCGTTCTACACGAGATGTTCCAATTCACACCTATTTTTTTACAAATTACTTCATGCATTTGGCCGGACACCAGAACTTCGATAGTGTTCCTGAATTACAGAAAAACAACGTACTTTAAGTAATGAGGATTAAAGTCAAGACAGTTGTTGACCCTGATATCCAGAAGAAATACACTGTTCCACAAGCACAGTTTGAATTTTATGTTGTGACGTACTTGAACGATCCGGACGGATGGTCCAAGAAAGGGTACCTCTTTGAACCCGTATCTTTTAATCAGGATGTGACTATTCACTTATCGTCTCAATCTACTATTGATAAAGAGTGTGGACTAGACGGTAAGTTATCGTGTGCCATACTAGGAGGAAAACAAATATGGTTGAATGTCGAGCGATGGTTTCATGGGGCTTCTAAAAGCAAACTCCCGTTGGACGACTATCGTCAATATATGGTCTCGCATGAGATGGGACATATATTGGGATACGAACATACCGATTGTCCCGGTCCCGGACAGCCTGCTCCAATCATGATGCAACAGACTAAGGGAATTGGGCAGTGCAAACCAAACACGAAAGTCTAGTGAATGTACTCAGCAATACTTAGAAATATCAAAATAGAATTCGCCCTCTGGGTGTACACACACAATCTTCTTCTTTTTCTTCGAAAGCAGGAGATTGAACTCGTCTTCATTATTGTACAGATACAGTTCGTCAACATTAGGTATTGACATGAACCGATCGGCTTTTGACGCAAAGAACGTATGAACTTCGTGCGCAATATCTGGATCTAGAGGTTGATCGTGGCGCAGTGCAATACGTTTCAGAGCAGTGGGGACCGTAGTGTACGCTACAGCCACAACTGTACGGTACTTATGCTTCTTCATGTCTCGCAGAACAGACATCAGCGTTCTAGTAGATAAACACGATCCAACGTACACTACATTCTTGTTTTCGGCAATCGTATCTTTCAGTAACTTCAGTGCTCCTTCAGACTGCTCTTTGTGATCGCCAGGTAACTTATCGGGATCAGCTAGAACGTACGCTTCATCAAATCCTGCTTTATGAAGCATTGTGCGAATATGAGTAGATTTACCTGTACCTGGAGGTCCACAAATTAGGAATCCATGTACCATTATTCTTTGTACTCATATTTATCGCCATACGCTCCCTTCTTCAATTTCTCGAATCCCAGCTTTGTGTACACCGAGATTGCCTGCTTGTTGGTAGAATCAACGTACAGATAAATAGGTAACTTCTTGGCCTTTATGTGAACAACTATATCGCGAATCATTTTTGTGGCAATACCTTGGTTACGGTACTCTGGCAGTACAAATACGTCACGAAGAATGAAGGTATTATTATACTTTTTGACCCAAAGAGATCCAATAATCTTATTGCTCTCTTTGATATTCATAAAGTACTCACCTTTCTCCAAAGATTCGGGGGATTTAGGTCCCACTAGTTTGGAAGGAGAGTACTGCGATGGCGTACCTATCATTATAAAACACGCTCAAATAAATCGGGAGTTCCGTGCAAGAAATCTATATTGAACATATCGCCTACTCCATGTTGGTAGAAAGAAGGGTAGAAAATCAGAACTTCACGTAATCCCAGCTCGGCCTTAGTATTGAATTCCAAGATGAAAGGCTTATTGGTTCCTTCCTGAAACATAACATCCGCCCCAAATACTTGAAACCCGTTCTGCGCTCGCCAATCTGCCTTAAAATTATGCTCCTCGGCCAAGATAGTCTTCATAATATTTGCTACACCGGTTTGGGCACGTTTCACAGTTGACTCGTCCCATCCATCGGGCTTATCGTCAGGAAAAATAAACAGATGGCCGTGTTTCATATGCGTATCATGGATCTCTTTATTGCCGTAGTCTGAGTTCTTGTAAGGTTTGATAGCCTGTACCAAGAAATTCTTTTTGGCCAGCCAAGCAGACTTAATTCCGCGAGAAGAACAGTTGATTAGAAAGTACACGCGCAAATGAAACTTATGGCCCTTAAACGTGGCAGGCTGGATATAATTTTGAAGGACCCATTCTTTGTACTCGGCATTCTGTGCAATCCACTCTTCTGCTTCTTTTTTGGTATGCACCAGGGAAATACCCATTCCGCGGTACCCTTCTGTCGGCTTCAGGATTTTCAGGGACCGAATTACCGGAACCTTATCAGTGATGGTCTTGGAAGCAGGAACCCAAGGATAATCAGCAAACCGTTCATATAATCTCGACTTGACCGTCAAAATATGTTTTGAAGGACCCGTAATCACATTGAGAAGTTTGACGTTAGGATTAGTTTTCAAGGGGATAATTGGAATTGCCATCAGCATTTCAATATCGGCATCACCCTTTACCTGCTTCCACGAAGAGGGAACGCTATGACGAAACAGTTCCTGAATTTCAGTATCTATTTCTTTTGTATGCGCATTGAACCGGTAGGTCACCATTATTATAAGTACAGATTCGTTAGAATTAACGACTTTAACACGTCGAGAATACAGTAAACAAATGCCCCGTGAGACTCTACCCACTAAGGAGACCGATGGCACTGTGATTGATTACCTGGAGGACCCCGAGATCCCTACCCAGCGCTACTGCATTATCTCCTTCATTTCCCCCGAGAAGGTCATCAAGCAGAAGAACGAGTTTTACTTTGAGCGATTCGTGGAGTGGATGGCATATGATTGGAAGGTCAAGGGACTCGAGCACCTGATGGCTTTCGTTTCCAAGAAGTATTCCATCAAGATTGATGACCTGTTCAAGGATATGGAGGAGTTCAAGAAGGTGCACGAGGCCGAGGTACGCAAGACCGATGTTCACGAGCAGTACCAGGTATTCCTCCTGAAGAACGAGAAGGATCTGGAGAACCAGTTCTCGGAGAAGGTGGAGTTCAAGACCAACGTTCGTGGCGTCAAGGTTCGTCGTATTTTCGCGAACCTCGAGGAGTGCCAGACGTACGCGAAGGTGATGCAGCGCCGGTACCCGAACGATAATCTGTACATCGGCAAGGTCGGTGCCTGGCTACCATGGGACCCATCTGAGAACCTGATGCCGGAAGTAGAGTATGCCGAGAAGGAGCTCAACGAGATGATGCGCCGGTACAAGGAGAACGAGGTGAATCGCGAGATCTTTTTCGAGGAGGAGAAGGCTCAGCGCATCGAGGCCCAGAAGAAGGAGAACGAGGAGCGCCGTCGTAAGAACCTAGAGGACGCGAAGGCCGATGCCGGGCTAGCGGATACGGCGGATGTTGGTCGGGCGATTGAGGACAACGTTCACCCTGCGGAGGGCGGTGCTCCTCGTGATCTTTGAGTAGTATAATACAATGGGGTGTCCTTACGCTTTTATTTTTGGTAAGCCCAAGCAGGGAGCACACAGTACTCGCTTTTTAGGGTATGCGGTAGTTGACAGTGTTGGAACAGTTTTGCTCGCAATACTGCTGGCTTATATTTTCAATACGGGATTCTGGGTGACTTTACTTGCTACGTTTGTTGTAGGCGAAATCCTTCATTACATTATGGGCGCACAGACCCAATTTTTGACCACAATAGGTCTCAGTGTTTATCCTTGCCCTGTTGCTTGACATGGACCCAAGGGCTAGAGTTCTTTTTGCGTAGGGCATCCGGAGAGTACTCGTCCTGAGCTAACATCGCGCTTGAAAAAGGTTTGTTGTCCACCCACAACGAATCGCCACACAGATGGAATGATGGATGGTCGGATGCTTTGTACCAGAACACCTGATCTTCAAGGCGATTGGACTGGACACCGTTACAAATTACAAGACACTCGAAATTCTCCGTGCACTGGTCCATGAACTGACAAAACATCTCAAATGTGGGAAACATACCTGCATAATTGTCGTAAATACGACGACGGTTATTCACGATACTCTCTCGCAGAATAAACACGAAATCTACGTTTGTACGCAAGTTAGGTGTAATACCCAGAGGGTACTGCATAGTAATGATCGTCATCACATCAATATGACGACCGTTCATGAAAATGTAGCGCGTAGACTCTTCTTTAATCCATGAAGCATCATACAGACAGTCATCCAAAATCAAAAAAGCACGAGGATCGGTAGACGAGTTTCCGCCGGACCGTTTCTTCTCTTCATTACGTGCCGTCTTTACGCCCAACTGGCGCTTAATGACGTTCATGACAATACTGGGACTATACTTATCGTGAATCAGTTTGGAAGGAACCATATGCTGAAAAAACTCGTTTGCAACTTCTGTTCCTGAAATCACCGTTCCAATAGGAAAACAGTGCTGGGTATTGAATAGAATATCGCGAACCAAGAACGATTTTCCAGTATCTTTCTTTCCAATAACGACAATCATTGGCGACTTTCGTGAATCTATCTCACACCTGTCTTTCAACATATCAATATTGAACTTCTTGATTTGGAAGTTCATCTTGCTTTAGTGCGTGTACTTTTTAGTTTATGTTTGGGACGCCATAATAATATGGTCAAGCGCAAACCGTCGGCGGGCAGTGAACTTCGTACGAACGCAGTGGGATTATCGTTACAGCGAATTGATACGAAAGGGTTAAAAACTCAGCAGTTTTGGGGCGTGAATCATATCCAGGCATTCTTCCCTCCCATCCAGAAACTGTTTAAAACAGAGGTCCGGGATTCGCCACAGGAGTTCGGGTTCAAGGTCAACGACGGTATTGCCACGATCCTGGATGCTGATAATATTCGGACTACGAAGGGCAACGTAGTTCCAGTTCATCGCAAGGTCACCATGCTTCTGTCTCCTTTCAAGTGGATGCAGGGAGATTACGGAACGTCGCTGGGGTTGCCCACTACCGAAGAAGAGTCCGCCGAGATCTGGCGAAAGATTCAGGATCCTAATAACGCAGCTTACGTCGGGGCCCTGCTATCTACAGTTCTAGCCCAGTCCGGGTGTCAGCATTTCCCCAAAGTGTACGGCGTATTCACGGCATTGGCGGATAAACATACCATCGATATATCCGACGATTACGCGGATTTGTCAGAGCGCTCATGGTTTTCTTCAAATATCGGAAAAACGTTTGAGATCAAACTTACTGACGAAGTACATTCTGGCGAGTTCAAGCATACTCGTGGCGCCCGTGCAAATGTTCTTCTAGGCGAAGACGTATCGCTGGGCGATGTACCGGTAATGGATACCACTCCAGTCGAAGCCCAAATTGCAGAGATGAACCCTATGATGCGCGACGAAGATATGGACGATGATGATGAATCGGATAGTTCGAGTGTATCTACGTCCTACGTGTTTGGAATGAAGTCGTGTAGTTGCGCATCAGATGAGGATGACCCTGAAGATGAAGATGAGGAGGACGAGCCTTTCGCGTGGGCATCATTCAATAATGTTCCCGTGCAGATCACGGTTATGGAGAAGTGTGCGGGAACCTTCCATGAACTGTGTGCTACAACTACCGATACTGACCGGCACTTAGCTTGGCTTTCGCAGGTTATATTTGCTCTGGCGTTTGCTCAGCGCAATTACGGATTCACGCATAATGATCTGCACTCTAATAACGTCATGTACATTCCCACGGATCGCGAGTTTCTGTACTACAACCACATGGGCTCGTTTTACCGCGTTCCGACGTATGGGTACCTCATTAAGATCATTGACTTTGAG